ACTTCACCACCCCAAGTTCCAAGAGACCAACCAAAACCTTTTGCTTGCACCGCCGGTCCTACAGGATAATAATGTTGCACTCTTATTCCACCTGATGTTGTTGCACCAGATCCTGATTCATTTGATGGCATTGTGACAGTAAGTGTTGTACTAGAAGGCACAGTTGTAACCATAAATTTTTTATCATCAAAATCAGATGATCCAAAGTTAGATCCAGTTATTGTAGAAAAATTATCTAATAATATTATATCTCCTGCAGATATATTGTGTGCACTACCAAAAGTAATCGTGACAGCTGATGATCCGTTAGTTGTGGTAAACGCACTTGTAAGCGTTGTTGTAGTTTTAATTGGATGTATGTCATAAAATACACCACCTGAGTATGCGTATAAAATTCTGTTTGTTCCTATAATTGCATATTTTCTGCCTAAGCTATTTACAAAATGATGAAGCCCACGTCCTGCACCAGTTAAATTACTTTCACCTAACTGTTTCCAGCCACCTATTTTTTCAGGTGTGCCATATCTAAACCTAACATTATCACAGTCGATCCATTGACCTTCTGCTCCTGTCGGTGTTACTTGTTTATTGATTCCAGGTTGAAACCCTATTTTTTGTAGCATATGACTCCATTATAATACTATTTTACAAATGAGGGTAGACCTAGCTTTGGTCTGCCATCAAACATGTTTTTATTAGCAAATGGGCCATTTACATGATTATAATGTAGAAATACCTGACCGCAAATGTCGCCCTCAAACGGCTCTCGCCAATGTTCAAGTTCACAGCCACTATATACTAGCATATCACCTACTTCAAGCAAGACTTTTGTGCCTTTGGGTGCATCAGGCTTATGTATGTTCTTATACTCGTCTATGACGTTGTCAGACCCCGTAGCGTCGATAAATATAGGCCAAGGAGCTCCACCAAGATTTATTGTAGTAGATATCTCACAACTAGGTCTATCTTTGTGTCTTTTTAAAATGTCGCCTGTTTTATACAATCTTGCATACGAATACGTTGGTATTAATTGTAAACCTGTTTCTTTTTGCATTCTAGGCAACACTTTCATTAATAATGTTTCCATAACCATATCTGCATAGTGAGAATAAGTATTAGGGACTTGTTGATCTGTCCAAGTGCCAAACATACTGTTGTCATATATAATATTATTTTTATACATAAATTCAACAGCGTCTCGTTTAAGTAAAAAATAATTAAATATAAAATTAGCTAACTCATATGATACTGCATTTTTTATTACCTGATATTTAAATGTCATAGTGCTATGTCCGTTCCATCTTTATGTTTTGTTTGATATTTTTTTGTGGCGTTCATAAGAGTATCTACCTCTTCATCTGGCACAATTTCTATTTCATACTCATCTATTCCAAGTATACAACCTGCAATAAATCTTCTCATTCCCATACACAAACGATATTTATCTCCATCTTTAGAACATATCAAAGGATTTATAATACCATTTTTTTCAATATCTTTTTTTAATATTTGCCACTTTGAATTTTCTGTTTGAGACATTCTACCTTTTTCTGTTTTTAAATGTTCTTCTCTAAACACTATTTTATCCTTATGCACAATCATACATCAAAACCTGCTTGTAAAAAATTAAACGATACAGATATTCTTATATCATTGCTTTTGTTTGGTTGAACAGAGTGCCATAACCAAGACGGAAATATTAATATTCTACCTTCTATCGGATTTACGTGAACTTCTTTCCATAAATGTGAGGGTGGCTTACCATCTTTTCTTCTTGGCATTACCATGTGTGCTCCTGTTTTTGGTTCATTAAAAACAATATTACCTGAATCTTTTGGTGCTTTAATATAATACACTCCACTAAAATGACTATTTGGGTGCACGTGAGGCATGTTATATCCACCTGGTGGATTTATGTTTGCCCACATGTTTCCCATAGTTGCTCCGTTTTGTAACCACTCTTCTGCAAATACTTGTTCTTGCATTATAAATAACTCATCTACTAAAGGTTTAAACACTGGTATCTTGTGCATGTTTGTTTGACTATGCCAACCGTTTACATTAGTTCTGTTTACACCTTCGTCTTTTTTAGACCATTCAATAACCTCTCTTTCGAATAATCTATTATCTAGATTAACATCTTTTGCATAAATAACAGTTGGAAAGTATGAAGCTTTAATCATTTAAATGGTGTGCCTCCAAACCACATAACTAATGATTTTCTATTACCACGTGTTACAGGTGCAACTCTGTGTCTAATAAACGATGCAAAAAATATAGCATGTCCTTGTTTTAATTTTGCAACTTTACCTTCTTTCATTAATTCTAAATCACCACCTTCAAATTCATTTTCAGGTGATAGTAAACAAGTCATAGATATTTTTCTAACTGGTGGTTCACTTGCGCAGTTAACATCATTGTCTGTATGCCAATCATAAAATCCACCTTCAGGATATTCTGTATATTGAGCCATTTCATTTATACACATTCCATCAAAACCAAAATGATTACCGTTTGTTTGTTTCATAACTAATTCAAGTTGTTTATACATCTCATGCATTTTACTAAAAGGTATCCAGCTTATGTGTGAGGTTCTTGTTTCAGTATCTATTCGACCACCCTTACTACCTTGTTCATTTCCAACTAACGCAGTATTTCTAGGTTCTGATCGTCCTGCATTAATTATCATTTGACATTGTTCAGGTGTAAAAATTGGTTTCGTAGTTTCTACTATGTACGATTTCCAACGTGGTTCTGTTATTATCATACTGCACCTCTATTTTTTATTGGATCAAAAAGCACATCACAATTTGCAGCTAGTGTTCTTCTAGTTTCAGTAGTGCTGTTAAATGGATATACCACATGTCTCATATCATACGGAAAGATGTAAAAATCTCTAAGGTCCATGGGTGGTTGATAATCTACTTTTGCAAACTGACCGTTAGCTGCTCCTAGTATTTGTAATCTACCATTTTGTTTTATATGTCCCGCAGAATACTCTTTACCATATGTTGATGGTAGTTTTAAAATCATCACAGAAGATAAACCAGTAAATAACATACCTCTATGAATGTGTGCAGGATTATACTCGTGTTGTTTCATTTCGTTAACCCAGATAGAGTTAAGATGTAAATCGTAATCTTTTATTTTATTAAATTTTAAATAGTGTTTGAACATCTCCATAAAATAATGTGTTACTGTTCTAGGTAACTTGTTATGATTTTTTATTTTTGTTTGGTCTTCACCATGATAGAACAACGAATGTTCATCCTCTATCTTACCAACTAATTGTCCGTTCGCTTTATCTAAACTGTTTTTATTTACATCATAGATATGATTAATAGTTATAAAAATATCTAAAGGCACTTGATATTTTAAAACTGATTGACCTAAAAATACAAAATCAAACTTTAGGTTTTCCATGTTGTTCAATTTGTTCTTTCTTTGGATAACTTTGTTCTAACTCACCTGATTTTTTAATTCTTTGTAGTGATTGTAACTGACCCATAACATTAAATATCTCAGCTTCATTTGAGTTTTCATTTAATGTTTTAGCTTTCTCATGATATTGTAATCCATAAGATTCTAATTGATGAACATTTACATCTTTATCGTTAAACGAACCATCATTAAACTCTTTCTTTAATTTAGACCACATTTTAATCTCACGCATTCTATGTCTTGCAACTTTTTCCATAGATGCTTTACCGAATCTAGCTTCGTCTAAATCTATTTTATATTTAGTAGCTTTATATTCATCTTCTTCTTTTTCTATTTTTTTCTCTAACCATTGTATCTTTGCTTCGTTTCTTCTGTAATCAAAAGATAAGTGCATAAGATTATCTAAATAACTAGATTGTTCTCTTACACACTGCCAATACTTTGAGGCTTTGGTTGGATATCTATTATCTTGCAACACAGAAAACCTTGCCTCTGTTTCTGTTCGAAACATTTGTTTCTTGGTCCATGTGTCACGAAGCTCGTCTACCATACCTTTAAAAGCTGACAGATCGTCTTGTGATAATAAATTATTTAAATGAGGTTCTTCACCTTGTATTACTTCTTTTACATCTTTTTTCATATCTTTATATCCTTCTATACTTTCTTATATACTTATTTAAAAATTATTACAAGTATTAAGAAGCTGTAAATGTTACCGTACTAGTTGCAGGCGCAGCCCATTCTTCTGTATTAACAACTCCCGCTGTTCCTGGAGGTTCTCCGCCAGCTAACATACCTGCTGCAGTAGTCCCATTTCCAGATCTATTAGATTTAGAATCACTATTAGACACACCAGATGTCCAACTAGTTCCATTCCAATCTTGCACAGTAGTAGACGAACTAGCGAGAGCAGATGTATATATTCCAAACGCTCCTCCCCATCCAGCAGGTCCACTTAAATCATTAAGTTCAGTCCAACTCGTGCCATTCCATACTTCTGTATTTAAGTTTACTTCCCCATCATATCCACCAAAACAAAGAGCATTAGTGCTTGTTCCTACTCCACAAAGTGATCTTCTTGGATTATTTAAATCAGCTTTTTCTACCCAAGCAGAGCCATTATATAATTCTGTTGCTCCAGTTCCAGGAGTGCTACTAGGAGTTATTCCTCCAAATACTACTCCTGCTGTGGCAGATTCTATACCTCCTGCAAGGTATCTTCTTGCACCATTTAAAGTTGGCATGTTTGACCAAGCTGATCCATTCCAAGATTCAGATGCTGTTGTTTGACCAGGAGATTCACCTCCAGCACACATGGCAGAAGATGGAGTTCCACCATCACCCATAGCACCTCTAGTGTCATTTAAATCTGCTACTTCACTAAATGTAGATCCATTATAAGACTCAGTAACAGCTAAATTACCAGTGGCTATTATTCCACCAAATATTAATGATGCATCTCTAGTCCCTGCTCCACCGTTTGTATATCTTGACGTATTTAAATTTCCACCACTAGACCATGCTCCTGCAGGGTTTTCTGTAAACCCTTTCATAATTCTAGTTGTAGAGTTATACCACATCTGTCCACTAACAGGTGCAGGTGGATCTGATGTTACTGTTTTAATATGTGTTCCGCGTATTTCTTTGTATGTTGCCATAATTAATCCGTGCTTATTGTTTTAGTAGTTTTTGCTCCTCCTGTAAATTCTTCGGTTGCTGATAAAATAGTAGCGGTAGCACCTCCAAAATATATTCCACTCGTACTACTAGCTGCTCTCATCACACCATTTTGTCTAGCTGTCGACATACTCGTGTCATTTGACCATACAGTCCCATTCCATGTTTCAGTATCAGCTGCGTATGTTCCTGTGTTTCCTCCTGCACTAATAGCAGAGGTAGGTGTACCTCCACCCCTATTATTTCTTATAGCGATATTCATGTCATTTACCTCAGTCCATGCACTTCCATTCCAAGATTCATTGTTTGCAACTGCTGCAGATGGATCTCTTCCACCTGATGCTAATCCAACAGTGTTACCCGCATTACCAGCGTTACTACCAGAGGCTCTTGCTGTACCTAAATCTGCAACTTCACTCCAACTTGTTCCATTCCAAGATTCACATGTGGCTACTTTTGATGGTGGACTTGAAACAGTATCTCCTCCATAATCTAAGGCTGCTGTAGTTGTTCCGTTACACATTGCATCTCCTCGCCCTGAATTTAAATCATTTGTTTCACTCCAACTAGTTCCATTCCATGTTTCTGTTTGATTATAAGTTATGTCAGGATTACTATTATATCCTCCAATAGCAATAGCAGCTGTGTAGGTAGCACCTGTTCCATTTGTACGTCTTGACGTATTTAAATCATTTGTTTCACTCCATGCTGTTCCATTGTATTGTTCTGTTTTATTAGTTTCAGTGCTGGGATCAGTTGCACCACCAAAACCTAAAGCTAATGCTTTTGTTCCAGCAGATCCCAAATGATTTCTTGCAGTATTTAAACTACCACCAGTGGCCCAAGAACCCACTGGAAAATTTGCACTAAATTCTTCTGTGTTTGCCATATACGAAGCTGGTCCAGTTCCTGAAGTAACTATTGCATCTGTAGAACTACCTGCTCCCGCAACATTATATCTAGCAACGTTTAAATCTCCTGTTTCTGTCCAACTAGTTCCATCCCAAGTTTCCATATTTCCAACCGTGCTTCCAGTATTACCACCTGCATAATACGCTCCACCACTTGAATTAGCGCCAACCGATGAACCTCTAGGACCAATTCTACGAGATGTATTCATAGAATTAACTGTCGTCCAAGCAGATCCGTTGTAAGCTAAAGTAGTAGCTGAAATATATGGTGGTGATGGATTTACTGGTCCACCAAAAAACAAAGCTGCTGTTGCACTATCTCCTGCTGAAGAACCTGCTTGTCCTGTGGGTAAATCAGTCGTTTCTGAAAAACAAGTTCCATTCCACGATTCTGTATTAGCATTATAACTTGGGTGCTCACCTCCACCGAAAACTACTCCTGTTGAAGCACTTGGCCCCGAACCACCACCATTTCTTCGTGCAGTATTTAAATCTCCTGTTTCTGACCATGCTGAACCATTAAATTGTTCTGTTTTAGATGATACACCAGGAGGTGTTCTCTCTCCTCCAGCAGCTATGGCTGAAGTTTGTGTTCCAAAATTAAGAGTAATTTGAGCTTTTTCATTTAAAGAACCTGTTGAAGAAAAAGAGGTACCATTATATTTTACAGCTGTAGTAACTTCACCTGGGGACATCTCTCCACCAAATATTAACGCGGCTGTTTTTGAATCTACACCAGAAGCACCAGTTGTAGCATAAGGTAAATCTGGTGCTGTGCTCCAAGATGATAACACATTTGGTATTTGATATTTAGCGACGTTGTCCGTTGTATTATACCATAGCTGTCCCTCTATCGGGTTATCAGGGTTAGTGGTATAGTCCCGAACTTTAAGTCCTCTTATTTCTTTATAAGTTGACATCTAAATTTTTATTCCTCCAATGTTATGTCAGCAGGTCTTGGATTGTCATCTGTTTTTTGTTCTTCAGGTAACGCATCCCAAGCAGCTTGTGCTGCCTGAACCTCTGCATCAACTAATGCTTGAGCTTCGTCTTTTGTTTTGACTGCGCCCGCTACTTTGGCAATCCAAAGATTAGCATGTTTGTTGTATGCAGGAACTTGCCAAACATTAGCTGGATAGCCTTTAAACGTGATTCTCCAAGATTCATCATGATCGATAAATCCTTTGCCCCAGTTTTCTGCTACACAGTATTGATATGTTTTTGCCATAGTTTTCTCCTTTTATTAATCTGTTAATACCTTAATTGTTGTTGAACTTCCACTCCATTCTTCTGTTGCTGTATCAGCTGCCGTTGAATAACCACCAGAGGCTAATGCAGCTGTAACATTTCCTGTTCCACCTAAACCTATTCTTGATGTTGATAAATCTGCAACCTCTGACCAAGAAGATCCATTCCAATCTTCAGTCTTACCTGTTATTGGAGGAGTTCCTCCAAAATATAAAGCAGCTGTTTTAGTTCCAGCGCCACCACCTTCATTTCTAGCAGTGTTTAAATCATTAACTTCCGTCCAACTTGAACCATCCCATGATTCTGTATTAGCAAATCTTGATGAGGGAGTTCCTCTTCCTCCAATAGCTATAGCCGATGTATTATCTGCTCCTGCAGCTCCAGCTCTAAACCTAGCAGTATTTAAATCTCCAACTTCTGTCCATGCAGAACCATTCCAAGACTCATTAACTGTTTTTGCTGCAAAAGGTGGTGAATCACCACCACCAGAACAAAGTGCGGATGTTTGTGTTCCATTTCCCTGCATTCCGTATCTTACAGTATTTAAATCTGCTACTTCTGTCCAACTCGAACCATTCCAAGACTCTGTTGCACCTGTTGAAGGACCTGGACCTACTTCGCCACCAAAAGCTAATCCAGCAGTATAAAGTCCTGCTCCGCCTATATTAGATCTAGCTGTGTTTAAATCATTGACCTCAGTCCAAGAGGAACCATCATAAACTTCTGATACAGCTACTACACCACCTGGTGTTTCTCCACCAAAAACTAAACTAGATGTTTGTGTTCCAAATGCACCAACAGCGTATCTTGCAGTATTCATAGCCCCACCACTAGCCCATGCTCCTACAGGAACATCTGCTGAAAATTCTTCTACACTTGCAACTCTTGCATCAGCGGGAGTTGAATATCCACCAGATACTAAAGCGCTTGTTGTAGTGCCTGATGTAGCTACTGCATATCTTGCTGAGTTTAAATCTGCTGTCTCGGTCCAAGTTGATCCATCCCAAGTCTCTGTAAGAGCTGATCCTGCTGTAGCAAATCCTCCTGCATATATTGCAGATGAGGAACTACTTCCATTGGCATCATTATTTCTTCTAGCTGTATTCATGTCTGTTGTTTCTGTCCATGAAGATCCATCCCAAGTTTCTGTGTTTGCATATCTAGTTGCTGGCGGAGTAGAATAACCTCCCATTGCTACACCTGAAGTAGAAGTTCCACCACCTGCTAAGTAATATCTCGCTGTTCCTAAGTCTGCAACTTCAGTCCAACTACTGCCATTCCAAGATTCTGTTATAGCATATATTGATGGAGGCGCATAACCACCCACACATAAAGCAGCTGTATTTGAAGCTCCGAATCCAGCAGCCTGTCTTCTTGCAGTATTTAAATCTGCAACTTCAGTCCAGCTAGATCCATTCCAAGATTCAGTTTGTGCATTATTAGCTCCTGAATAACCACTAAACGCTAATGACGCTGTAGAAGTTCCTGCTCCAGCTCCGTATAAACCACGTGCTGTATTTAAATCATTTACCTCGCTAAAAGAAATTCCATCATATAATTCTGCATTTCCAACGTTTCCAGGAGATGCATTACCACCAAACACTAAAGCTGCTGTTTGTGTTCCAGATCCTGCTGCGTGTCTTCTGGCTAAATTTAAATCGTTACCAGTTCTCCAAGAAGTTAGTAAAGCAGGAAATAAATATTTAAAATCTATGTTTGTACTATCAAACCAAACTTGACCTTTTTCTGCAGTAGTAAGATTACCTGCATTATTTCGGACTGCCGTCCCAACGATATCTTTATATGTAGCCATGATTAATTATTCTTTAGCAGCCAGCCCTGTGTTCCGTCTGTATACACTAAAGTATTTCCTGCTCTTTCTGTT